AGAAGAGAAGAGAAACTTGGCAGGAATCAGTTGACAGAGTTAAGCAAATGATGCTTGACAAATACGTAGATCCTAATGATGATAATGTTTTGGACGTTAAGGAAGCAATAACTCAAGCATATGAGGACATGAGAAAGAAAAAGATTCTTGGTTCTCAACGGGCTTTGCAGTTTGGCGGCGCTCCAGTTTTCAAGCACAACGCCAGAATCTATAATTGCATTGCGTCTTATACAGACAGGGTACGTTTCTTCCAAGAGTGCATGTATTTATTATTGTGTGGATGTGGTACTGGCTTTTCTGTTCAGAAACATCATATTGATAAGCTGCCAAAGATAGTTAAATCAAAAGAAGGACAAAAGAAATTTGTCATTGAAGATTCTATTGAGGGTTGGTCTGACGCTGTGGGCGTATTGGTGTCAAGCTATTTTAGAAAGTGCGATCTTTTTCCAGAATATAACGGAAAGAATGTATCTTTTGATTACACGAAAATTAGACCGGCTGGATCATATTTAAAATCTAGCGGCGGCAAAGCTCCCGGTCCAGAACCTCTAAAGAAAGCACTAACAAGCATCAAGAAAGTCCTAGACAATATCATTAAAGAGGGCCGCGATAAAATTAAACCAATCGAAGCATATGACATTGTTATGTTTGGTGCTGACGCCGTAATTAGTGGTGGCGTTAGGCGTAGTGCTACAATTTGTCTTTTCTCTGCTGACGATGAAGAAATGGCAAAGGCTAAAACTGGCTCATGGTTTATTGATAATCCACAAAGAGGACGATCAAACAACTCAGCACTATTACTAAGAAATAAAACATCAAAAAAACAATTCAATGAACTTATGCAATCCGTGAAAGAATTTGGAGAACCCGGATTCGTATGGTCTGACTCTACAGAGCTGATTGTAAATCCATGTGTGGAAATTGGCATGTGGCCCGTAGATGAAACAACTGGCGAAAGTGGATGGCAAGCCTGCAATCTGTCTACAATTAACTGTGCCAAAGTTAAAACTGTAGAAGATTTTTATGCAGCGTGTGAGTCTGCCGCAATTATCGGAACGCTACAAGCTGGATTTGCTGAATTCCCCTACCTCGGTAAAGCTTCTGAGAATATTATTAGTCGTGAAGCCCTGTTGGGAGTGTCAATGACGGGGATTATGGAACAGCATGAAATATGCCTAGACCCGAAAGTTCAGAAGAAGGGTGCAGAAATAGTAAAGAAAACTAATGAAAGAATCGCAAAGCTAATTGGTATCAATAAAGCAGCACGTACCACCTGCGTTAAGCCAGAAGGTACATCTAGCTGTATCCTTGGAACCTCTTCTGGAATTCACCCCCATCACGCCAAGAGATACATCCGTAGAGTCCAAGCAAATAAAATGGAGCCAATATACCAGTACTTCAAAACAATCAACCCTAGAGCTTGTGAGGAGTCCGTATGGTCTAATAACGACTCGGATGACGTTGTGGCGTTTTGTGTAGAAGTTCCAGACGGTTCTAAGATTAAAAATCAACTAGGGGCGATAGACTTACTAGAATACGTAAAAAGCACACAGGAAAACTGGGTAATTAATGGTACAAATCCAGAACAATGCACACAAAAGTGGCTGACGCACAATGTTTCCAATACAATTAACGTTAAGCCAGAAGAGTGGGACGCTGTGACAGATTTTATTTATGATAATCGCCAGTATTTCTGCGGTGTTTCACTGCTTCCAATCGCTGGTGATAAAGATTATGCACAAGCTCCCTTCACAACAGTGTATTTACCTAGTGAGCAGATACAACATTACGGAGATGCGGCAGTGTTTGTAAGCGGTTTAATTGAAGTTGGTCTTTCTCTCTATGAAGATAATTTATGGGCGGCTTGTGATAGTCTATTAGGAGTTGGTCAAAAGATTAAAGGCTCAGAGAAAAAAGAATATAGAGATAGATGCCAAAAATTTGCCGATAGATACATGAACGGAGACCTTAAACTACTCACGTATTGTATGAAAGATGTTTACAATTGGAAAAACTGGCTAGATATGAACCGTGAATATAAAGAAGTAGATTATACTCAAGTTATCGAAGAGGAAAATAATGTCAAAGCAGAGCAAGAGTGGGCCTGCTCTGGAGGATCTTGCGAAATTCGCTAATAAGGAATTTTTATGATAAAAAAGAAAAAGGAAAAACCAACTATGCATTTTGTAGGAATTCAACTTTTAACTCAAACAGCTAAGATGCCAACTAAATCCAATAGAAGTGATGCTGGCTTTGATTTATACTCAGACGAAGATAAGTTTGTATTTGCACATAAACGAACAGTAATTAAAACTGGGATAAGCACAGAGATGAGTAACAATATGGCTGGTTTAATTTGGCCTCGCTCTGGACTTTCCGTAAAACACGGCATAGATGTATTAGCTGGTGTCATAGATGCTGGCTACAGAGGAGAGATCATGGTTTGTCTCTACAATACTTCTGATGAAGATGTGGAAATAAAACGTGGGGATAGAATCGCTCAGATGATATTCCAAGAGGTTCCTGTTGTATCTTTACAGTTAAGAGACGAACTAGGTTCCTCACAACGAGGGAGTAACGGCTTTGGTAGCACAGGCAAATAACAACAATAGAAAAAAGCGACAAGAGAAAAAGAAACCTAAGCAAAACCATTTGGAGGCCAAAACTGAAAATCAAAAGATATATATTAGGTCAATTGTAGAGAACGACGTTGTTTTCTGCACCGGACCTTCTGGTAGCGGTAAATCTTTTATTCCAGCTGGGTTAGCAGCTCAGAAGTTATTAAAAGATGAAATTGAAACAGTTATAGTTACTCGCCCTTTAGTTTGTACTGGTAGAGACATTGGTTCTTTGCCGGGGGAATTAAATGAAAAAATTAAACCATATTTACAGCCAATGGAAGAAAATTTAAAGTATTTCCTTGGTAGAGACAAGTTTGGTTATTATTATAACCAAAAAAGAATTAGGTTTGAACCATTAGAAACCATGCGTGGTTCCACATTCCATGATTCATTTATGATTTTAGATGAAGCTCAAAACTGTACTAATGAACAGATAAAAATGTTCATAACAAGAATGGGCAATCATTCTAAAGTAATTATAAATGGTGACAACAAACAGACGGATATCTACAAGTATAGTGGATTAGACTTCTGCTTGGAAAGATTATCTGATGTTCCGGGTGTTGGAATTTGCAAATTAGAGTATCATGATATACAGAGAAACGGAATTATTGGAGCTATACTTTATGCACTGGAGTCATAATGCTATACGATTATGAATGTAGTAATTGCAAACATTTTATGGAAGATGTTTATCAATCAATAAAAGATGAAGCACTAACAAAATGTCCAAAATGCAAGAAAAAATCACTAGAAAGAATAATATATGGTGGAAGTCACTTTAGTGTTAAAAAATCATGCAATAATCAACAACCAGATGGTTGTTTTAAAACAACATACGGACAAGGAAACAAGAAAAAAATTCAGCAAAAACACTTTAACGTAGTTGTCAACAATGCTTTAAAAAATGAAATGAACAACGTAGACCCAAAAGATAGAAAGAAGTGGGCAGACAAAAGAGCGAATCAAGATTTTTGCGAAAAAGTATACGTAAAAGAAACAACAAAAAAGAGGAAAGACTAGTGAGATATATTGACAATCCAGAAAAAAATAATCTACAAAAGTTTAAAACAGAAGAAAGCAAATATGATAGAAACGGTCAACTTGTAGAGTCAGATAATATGGCTTTAGCTAAGTGTGTTACGGTTTTAGATGGATCAAGAATAATCTCTAGAAGGTTTTTTGTTAGTACTCATAACGGAAGCCTATATGATCCTCTCGGGGCAAGCAGTAATAGAGAAAAATTTTTGCAACTCAAAACGAAAGAAGTAAACCAAAAAACTTTTGATTATTATATGCAGTACTTAGAGAGTAAAAATTCTATTTTTTTAACAAGATCTCAAAGAGGATTTATTAATGGCTAAATTGAAGCGTGGCCCACTGAGTAAAGTTGAAAATTACTATCTTCTTGGCAATCAGAACAATTTAACCCCAGAAGAGCTAGCATCAGATTTGAATAGATCTGTAGCAAGTATAGAAAAAGTATTGAGAAAAACAAGAAAAGATTTAGAGCATGTCAGCGAAGAAACTATTGTGAGCCAACAGTTTGTTAGACAGAAGGGCGTTACGATTATGACAGAAAACGCATCATCCATGATAGATCAGGCCAAACAGTCAAGACAAAGGAAAAACCCGGAATGCATAACGAAAATAAAATGAATTATATCTTTGGAAAAGAAAGCTTCAGAAAGTTCTATAGAAGCTTAACCGACACTGAGAGAAGAACAATATTTATTATCGTTGGTACTTCTGATGGACAAGAAGTTTACTTAACAGAATATAAGCAGTGGCTTTCTTTTGGTGATTACATATCACAAACCAGCTCCAGAATAGATAAAATAAGTTTACAATATAGAAGTCACGTTGTACCAATTGATACTTCTAATTCAGACGGTGTATATTTAGTCAAAACTGCTAAGGGGCAGATGGGTGGAGCTACGAAGGATTGTTATAGCGTTGGAATAGTAAAGGGTAATAAAGTATACAGACAATTGTACATTACTCCAGAGCTAATAAAAGACATAGAATTTGAAGATGATTTAAATTGTTGCATTGAGGAAGCGTTGATACTACATGAGCAAAAAGCCAAAACTATTTAACCAATCTTATCAAAAGCAATGGTCGGAAACACATAAGTACAAGCATATTCACACTGGAGAATACTGTACTTTTGAGGCTTATGTTGCCGAATATTTGATTATAAGATGGACCGACACGTTCAAGATGGATAAACCTTCTTATAAATTTTGGACCTCTGGCGACAAGTATCACGAATGCTTCATGAGAAACATGAAAGCTTTGCAATCTTTGAAAAAAAAATTTGCAGAAAATATTATTATAGAAGCAATTAACTCTAAGTATTTTGAAAAAATTTACCATATCGGAATTAAAGGGTATGGACCAAGAGGCTGGAAGTACAATAAGGTTGCAATAGAAGCTGTTACGAAGTACAATAATGAGGTAGAGGAATCAAAAAAAATCTCTGACCAAATAAAAGATGCTAATGTTGAAGAAATTAAGAGAGAAGAAGTTGCAAGAAGAACAAAGTCTATACCAAAACAAAAAAGTATTTTCAATAAACTGAGGAATTTATGAGCAAAGTAAAGAAAAAGAATTCAAGTAAATTTGAAAGCGACGTTGTAAGCAATTCAATTGTTAGCAAGTATGGAGATGTCGTTAGGAGTGGTACAGAAGTTCTTGAGGCTATCAATAGCCTTCAAGTAATCGGCGTGTCACCAGCACTCGACATTGCCTTGGGTGGCGGTTTAAGGGAGGGTAGTGTTGTAGTAATGACTGGAGATCCCAAATCCGGCAAGACTACAACCGCCCTTCATTTTGCTTCAAAGTGTCAAGCTTTGGGAAAGCGTGTCATTTATGTCAATACAGAAGGCAGACTATCACGACAGAACTTTGATGGCATTAAAGGGTTGCAGTCTGACAATATTCTGATAGTAGAATCTACTGATGACAAAATTCTATCAGCAGAAGACTTCCTTAATATCATTGAATACTACATTAACAATGATCCCGGATGTTTAATTATTGCTGATTCTTTATCAAACATGGTTCCATCTTGTGAGCTAGAAGGAGAGGTTAGAACTGGAGTTCGCAACGCACTTCCAAGATTACTATCCATGTTTTTCAAGCGTATCAGTGGAACCCTTATGAAGAACAAGATTATCTTAACATGTATTACTCACAACATTGCTAATACTGGCGGCTCACCATATGCTCCATCAAAGATGGCAGACTGTGGAAACATGTTGCAATATCAAGCTGGAACCAATATGGTTATCACACACAGGGGTAGATGGCAAGTGCCAAAAGATAGTGGCCCTCACGTTGGTCAAATAGCAAACTGGGCTATCAAAACATCTTGCGCTGGTGGAACACCTAATAGCACAGCAGAAAGCTGGATTAGGTACGGCGTTGGTATTGATGAAACCCAAGAAGTTGTACAGATTGCTTGTGAATTTAGATTGATTAAAACAGCTGGAGCTTGGTATACAATCCAGTGCGCTATCGACAACCTAGAAGATCCGGTAATACAAAACATTCTGAAACAAAATAAAATCTCTGACAAACCAGAGGATATAGAAAGATTTTTTAAATTCCAAGGCGCTAATAATACGCTTGAGTTTTTAAATGAAAATCCAGATATGTCATCATTCATTTACGATAAGATTAAGGAATTGTTTTAATGGCTAAAGTAGATCTAACAAAGACAGAGGCTTGGAGAATACTGGATGCTCTTAATGTATATAAGAAAGATTATGAGTTAACGGAATACGTAAAGAAAACCATTCGCAACGCAGAAAAGAAATTGAAAAAGATTGTTAATGAATAATAACGAAGTGTGGCCTAAGATTGTTGGACTTATTGCGGTGTGGATCATTCTTTATTTCTATATGCGTAGACCAAAAAAATGAATACAATACTTCAAATATGTGCTGGTATATTGCTAGCTAGATTTATAGAATGGATTTTGTATGAAAGTTATAGGCTTAAATGGCAGAGAGTACGTTTGGAATTTAAACGGATATTCTGTTGCCGCCAACGACAAACGCAAGAGATCAAAGTACCACGTTCGCGCAAGAGAAGTCTTGAAGACTGTCTTCCATAGCTATAGAATACTTGAAGAAGTCAAGTTGCCGGGAAGCACACCAAGACACAGAAAAGGAGTTCTATATTTAGATTTTTATATTCCACAGATAATGCTGGCAATAGAGGTTCATGGGCAACAACACTATGAGTTCACTCCATTTTTCCATAAAACAAAAGCAGATTTTTTATTGGCAAAAGCCAAGGATGAAGATAAAATAGAATGGTGCAAGTTGAACAAGATTGACTTGATTGAGTTGAAATATTCAGACACAGACGAGCAATGGAGAGAACAAATTGAAAACAGCTAAAGAAACCGTTGAAAATTTCCTTGAAAAGCTAGATCAATTCACAAATGAAACAAACACAAAGTTTGCCACTTTTCGTGAAGAATTTCTATTAGCTGCCGACATGGAGATGGAGCAAGTTAAAAAGCTTAATCAAGAAGAGCTTTTTGATTACGCTTATGCTCTATATGGATACGCCTCATATGTTCAGGATCAAATCAATAGACAGAAAGTTGTATTTAATTTATGTAATGATCAGCTACAAAAAATGGTAGCTAAATATCATGAAAAGTTTAGCCCATATACCAAGCACGAAATGAGAATGCAAATGATTGTAGTTGAAAATGAATACGCTGCTTCTATTGATAATTATAGACAAGTTGCAGAAGCAAGAATACAAGAATTAGACGGCAAGGTTTACGAATTAAAGCGCAAGGGTGACATATTAATGGAAAAGGGGAAGAGATCATGAATTTAAGAAATTTGGTAGAAGGCTTAACAATAGCAGAAAGAACAGAACTTCTAGATATACTTACTGAAGATTCTTTAACTTGGACTACTATGCCTCCACACATTGAATTTCCAGAAGAAGAAGTAGAAAGCAATCCTAATCATGTTGAAAATTTTGCTATGCATGATGAGAAAAAACTTTCAGAAAAAAGGAAGCAGAAAGTGAATGCTCAGACAAACACTTGGAAGGACACTGGAGAACACAAAGATGTTGAAACACCGGACATAAAACCATCTCCACGAAATAGACCTTCCCCAAAAATAATAGATGTTACATGTCGCGTTTGCGGAAAGAGTGAAAGAGTTAATAGCGCTGTTGTATATGGCGAATATTATAGGTGCAACAACTGCATAGGATAAATATGGAAAAATTACTAGACATTGGTGCAGAAAGAGCAGTTCTTGCCGGTCTATTGCAGCACGGCGTGGACGCATATGTTGGTATTGCAGATTTTATTAATGCAGAAAGCTTTGTTAATACTAATAACTCAATACTTTTCAAATGCATAGACCATGTTTTAAACAACGAACAAAAGCCAGACATAGCAACCGTATTAGCTGCCGCAGAAAAGTTAAATTATATAGAGCAGATAAGCACAAAACAAGAAATTAACTACATCAAATCTCTTTATGATTTTCCAATTAGCCAACAGAACATTGTCGGCTTTGCGGCACAACTTAAGAAATTTGAATTTGCACGAAAGATCAAGAAACTAACTCTGAAAATACACCACGACGTTGATGAAGTAACTGGAAACGAAAGTATAGATGAGATAATATCAATACTAGAAAATCCCGTAACAGATTTTTTAAGAGAAGATGACGGTGGAGAAAACCCAGAAAAGATAGGAGCAGGAGTAGAAGATTATGTCGAGTTCCTCTCAGAAAATAAATGCGATATCATTGGTATACCCACGGGATTCTCTAAATATGACGAGGCCATTGGCGGTGGTCTTAGGAGAAAGTGCGTTGATCTTGTATCTGCAAGACCAAAAGTTGGTAAATCAGTATTCGCTGATAATGTTGCCCTTAATGTATCTTCAATAGGTGTTCCAGTACTTGTTCTAGATACTGAAATGTCTAAGGAAGACCATCTTAATAGACTGATAGCTAATATTAGCGGTACTCCAATAAATGAAGTTGCTACAGGAAAATTTGTTGATGATCCAGAGAAAGACAGGAAAGTAAGAGAAGCTGTAGCCAAGTTAGAATCAATACCTTATAGTTATGTTAGTGTCGCTGGGAAGCCTTTTGAACAAATATTGAATATAATTCGTCGGTGGATAGTGCAAGAAGTAAAGACAGATGAATCAGGAAAAACAAATGAATGCTTAATCATCTACGATTATTTAAAGCTTATGTCATCGTCATCTATTACTAATAATATTCAAGAGTATCAAGCGTTGGGATTCCAGATTACCTCTCTTCATAATTTATGCGTTAAGCTAGACATACCCTGTCTATCCTTCGTGCAATTAAATAGAGATGGAATCACAAAAGAAAGTACAGATGCGGTGAGCGGTTCAGACCGGTTGATCTGGCTGTGTACTTCATTTAGCATATTTAAAGCTAAATCTCCTGAAGAATTAGCAGAAGATGGGCCAAACGCTGGAAATAGAAAGCTAGTTCCAATTGTTTCTAGACACGGGGCTGGAATGGACGACGGAGACTACATTAACATGCAGATGGTTGGATCTCATGCTAAACTGATAGAACTTAGAACAAGAAATGAATTCAAAAATCAACCCATCGGTGACACCGGATTAGTTGGTTCTGAAAATATGGATAAAATAAAAAATGAACTTGAAGAAGATTAAAGCTAAATTGAATAAAGAAGCATCAAAAGTTTTTGAAAAACTTGAAATGAAATGCGAATCTTTTAACAATAACATATATTCTACATGCCCAGTGCATGAGGGAAGTGATAATCCAAGAGCTTTTTCTTTCTGTCCAGATCGAGGAATATGGAAATGCTGGACAAGAGACTGCCAAAGCGAATACAACAATGACATATTTGGACTAATAACCGGGGCATTGTCCGCGCAGGAGGGCAAGCGATTAGAATTTAAAGACGCCCTGAAGTGGATCAAAAAAGAATTCAAAATTTCATCTGATTATTCTCATTGTGGCCCAATGGCATCTGAAGACGAAGATGATTTCAGTGTTTTGATCAAAGAACTGAATGCTAAAGAGCCAGTAGTAAAAGATAAGGAAATAGTAAACAAGTATAATTATAGCATTCCATCTTTATATTTTAATGGCAGGGGGTTTAATAAATCCACCTTAAAATATTTTGGAGTTGGTGACTGTGATGATTGTGGGATAATGAAAGAAAGGGCTATAATACCAATACATAACGATGACGGAGGCTTAGTGGTTGGCCTCATAGGAAGATCTACAAAAGAGTATAGACAGCCAAAGTTTTTATTTTACCCCACGGGATTTAACAAGCGGTGTTATCTCTACAACTACCACAGGGCTGTTAGCAAGGCAATAGAAACTTCCTGTATGTATATCCTTGAGGGACAAGGAGACGTATGGAAAATGCATGAGGCTGGCGTTAAAAACTGTGTTAGCATATTTGGCAAAACCATATCAAAAGAGCAGGAGCTAAAACTCAGAAAGCTACCAATAACTCAACTGATAATACTAACTGATAACGATCAGGCAGGAAGAGAAGCAAGAGTAAAAATACAAAGAGATTTATCTAGAATGTACAAATTAACATTCCCAAAACTCTCAAGCAAAGATATTGGAGAAATGAGTATTAGTAAAATCAAGAATCTATTAATCAATCTCAAAGGAACTTACTAATGGTTAAAATAATAGGCATTTCTGGAAGAAAACAGTCTGGCAAAAACACGGTGGCAAACATCATCAATGGCGATGTGTTAAAAAGCTTGCACATGATACAAGATTATAAAGTGGATGAATTAGGCAACTTAAACATCATGACAACTGACAAGGATGGTAATTTAGGATGGGGCATCTTTGACTTGTTAAGAAAAGATCCAGAATTTGTCTCTTATGCCAATACTAATATTTGGCCATATATTAAAATTTATCACTTTGCAGACTATCTAAAGATGATATGTGTCGATTTATTTGACTTAGACCCTGCGCAAGTTTATGGGACGGATGACGACAAAAATACGGACACTAATTATGGGATGACCGCCAGAGAATTTCTACAATACTTTGGAACAAATGTCATGAGAAAAATCAAAGATACGATCTGGCTAGATGTAACACTGAAAACCATAGACTTAGAGCAACCATCAATAGCAATTATACCTGATGTAAGATTTCCAAATGAAGTTCACGCAATTAAAGACGCCGGAGGTTTTGTAATAAGGCTTACGAGAGATACTCTTCACAGCAGCCATGAATGTGAATCGGCTTTAAATAAAGACGTTTTTGATTGGGATACATTTGATTACGTAATTGACAATCAGGGTTATGATATATCAGAACTTCAAGAAAAAACTTTATTAATGAGCCACATCTGGAGAAATTAATGTTAATTACATACGTAAGGTCATCGAGTTATAATAATTACGCTTACTGTCAAATGCAGTACTTCATCACTTACGTTCTTGGTCATCAGTCTGTAAGTGGCAAAAAAGCGGAGCTTGGAACTATTGTTCACAAAGTTATGGAGTGCTTGGCTGGATTAAAAAAAGCCGACCAAGACGCAAGCTCAAGGGTGAAGTACTTAAAAATAAAAGACGACGCCCTCAAGGATGTAAAATGCAAACGTTCAGATCTAATGTCAGAAGAATTAATTGACGAACTTTTAGATGCAAGTTTTAAGTTTTACACCGGAACATCTGTACACTCTTGGGACATGTCAGATAAACACATGTGTCATAATTTGATATGGAAAACTCTAAAATATAACGCTGGACAATTTGACCCAAGAAAAAGAGATGTTCTTGAACCAGAGCCTCACTTCGACATACCAATCGAAGAAGATTGGGCAAAATTTGAATACAAAATGCCAAACGGAAAAACGGTCCAAGGACAACTAGCAATTAAGGGTACTATAGACTTAGTAACCAAGGTAGATGAAGAAACAATAGAAGTAATAGACTGGAAGACTGGAAGGAGACTAGACTGGGCGACTGGAGAAGAAAAGACATACGAAAAGCTATGCTCTGATCCACAGCTTTTGCTTTATAATTATGCTATTTCTAAGCTATTTCCAGAATATAAACAAGCTATTATGAGCATTTTCTTCATTAAAGATGGAGGCCCATTTTCTATGTGCTTCGATGAATCTGACCAGAAGAAATTTCTGAACATGCTTAAAAACAGATTCCAAGAAATACAGAAAAATGACACACCAAGACCCATTTCTAGCGATAGAAGCAACTGGAAATGCACTAAATTGTGCCATTTCTGCAAAAACGATTGGCCAGATACAGATCAAAATATGTGTATCTATATAGAGAATCACCTAAAAAAACACGGAATGGAAAAGACAATAAGAGATTGTACAAGAGAAGGTTTTGATATAGGATTTTACGAAGCTCCGGGGTAATAAATGAATAAAAAACTCACAATTGGGATGGCAACATACGATGACTATGATGGAGTGTATTTCTCTATTCAAGCGTTGAGAATGTATCATCCAATATGTAATTCAAGCGATGTTGAAATACTTGTTATCGACAACAACCCAAGCTCTGAACACGGTAAAGCAAAACAAAATTTCATCAAGTGGGTCAAAAATGCAACTTATATTCCATATACCTTGAAGACAAGCACAGCTGTTAGAAATGAAATATTCAGGCTAGCAAAAGGAAAATATTGCATATCAATGGATTGTCATGTAATGTTTTTTCCGGGAGCAATAGAGAGTTTGCTTGACTATTACGACAAACATCCAGACTGCAAAAACATTATACATGGACCTCTGGTTTATGATCACCTTGATCACTCTTCTCCGTCTACTCATTTTAAGCCGGGGTGGGGCGCTGGAATGTATGGCAAATGGGAAACTGATAAAGAGCAACTAAAAAAAGGTAAACCATTCGAAATACCAATGCAAGGTCTTGGTGTTTTCTCATGTGAAACAAAAAACTGGGCTGGATTTAATAAAAAATTCAGGGGTTTTGGCGGCGAAGAAGGATACATACATGAAAAATTTAGGCAGTTAGGAGGTAAAGCGATATGCCTACCAGAGTTCAAGTGGCTGCATAGATTTAATAGACCCAATGGAGTAAAATATCCTCTTATTCTAGAAGATAGAATATGGAATTATTTTGTTGGGTGGTTAGAACTCACACAAGACCCAGAACACGAAATGATTAAAGGCGCATACGAACATTTTAAAAATAAGATACCTCCGGGAAGTATAGATCATATTCTTAAACTTGCCATCACAGACACTTTAGGAGATTAAAATGCCAATTCCTTCAAGAAAAGACGGTGAAGATAGAAAAAATTTCATATCCAGATGTATGTCTGACGATAAAATGAAATCAGAGTATCCAGACTCTTCCCAGAGGACCGCAGTATGCCTCAGTAAAGCTTGCGAAAATTTAGATACTGTAGCTCAGGCCGACTTCCAAATGTATTTTGAAAACTATGGCTCAGAAGAAGAGTTAACGGAAGATAATTTTTACGCTCCATCTGAAGCAGAGTATGTTGACTTTGGTGAAGATGTGGTAGAATGGGATGTGGCGGCTGATCGTCCCGGTCTTTGGGAAAATATTCGTAAAAAGAAAGAACGTGAAGGAAAAAACTATAAGCCAGCAAAAAGGGGCGACAAAGACAGGCCAGATCCAGAAGCTTGGAAAAAAGCCCAATCTGGAGAAGGTGGAGAGGGAGGAATGTCTAAGGCTCAATTGAAAAAGATTGCATCGCAAGCTATGGAGCTTTACAGCATGATGACAGAAGATATGGAAATTGAAGCTTGGGTTCAAGATAATATTTCTAAAGCTGAAGCTCATGTCGCGTCAGCATACGATTACATGAAATATACAGACGTTAGAGAAACTGAAAAAGAAGAATCTTACGCTGTAGAATATCAAGGCCGCAAGGTGAAACTAAATAAGCCCTTTAGAACTCCAGACGGTCCCAAGAAAATGAGCGTGTATGTCAAAAACGACAAGGGTAATGTAGTTAAAGTAAACTTTGGCGATCCTAATATGGAAATTAAGAAGGACAACCCAAAGAGAAGAAAAAGCTTCAGGGCTAGACATAACTGTGATAATCCGGGGCCAAAATGGAAAGCAAGATATTGGTCTTGTAGGGCTTGGTAATCATGACACTAAAGAAAAAATGGGCAGAACACTTAGATAGAAACGACATGACCTACTGGAGTCACTGGTGGTTTGCAGTAGGTCATGGATATCATTGCATAAGGGCTGGTATTTATCTTTTAATACATGGATTTCTACCATGCTTTTATAGACACGCCGGTAGTAAACTTGTTCATAGATTAGAAAAAGACTTCGTAGAGAGAGAAAATGAGCTTAATAAATAAAGTAGCAGCAATTATAGATAGTAAAGCCGACCTAGATAAAGTTGGATATCTAGAGAATAAAGTTAACTATGATGATGAGATTTCTGTCTTAGATATAGAACTTAAATCTCTTTTACCACCTCCCCCTAAAAACAGTAGCCTTACTACCAAGAGAGAAGTTGAAGAGATAGCAAAAGCTACTAAAAACAGAACAAGAAGAGAATTAGATTTAGTTTACTTGGTTGACAATGAACCTCTTGACTTATTTACTAATTCTTTGTCGAAACGTGGAATGAAATTTCCTAAAGATGTTTTTGACACATACTACAATGTGCTAGAACAATATGTGTATGCATTAAAGTTTTATCACAACAGAGCTAGACCGGAGCAATTAGCTCCATATTTCAATGTTGATATAGATATTCTTTATACAGAAACGCATCATACTCCAGCTTATCCAAGCGGTCACACGATGTATTCTGAATTAGCTGCACATATTTTATCGGACCTATATCCAGAACTCCGAGAAGAATTTTTTCAGTTGTCTGATTACTGTGGCTTGGCTAGAATATTACAGGGTGTTCACTACCCATCGGACAATAAAGCTTCCAAAATTGCTGTTAATAAATTATACCCATTAATGAAGGAAAGATACGATGAACAAAGTCAAAACTTTCCCTTTGACATCAAATCCAAGACCTAGCGATAAAGAGCCTGTTAGGAGACCTTTGCCACCAAAAAATTGAATAGGAGATTGAATGAACTGGTTCCCGTTGCATAATTTTACACATTACAGTTTGCTAAAAGGATTCTCAAAACCAACTGAACTTGCTAAGATTTGTGCTGATAATGATTATCCAGCATGTGGTATTGCAGATTACAAGTCTATTTCTGGTTGCGTATCGTTTTTTCAAGCTTGCAAGAAGGTTGGTGTTAAGCCCATCCTTGGATGCTCTTTTGATAACACTACAGTCTTTGCTAGAAATAAAAATGGATGGTTTGACTTAATAGAAATGGTGTCATCTCTAGACGAAGATGGAAATGTTAATACAAAATTCTGTCAAGAGATTATGTCAAGAGATAATCTTGTAGCTACGAGTAAAGACATTCATCCAAGCTACTACGCTGAGTCTAAACAGGCTGATCTACATAGGGTGTTATTATGTTCAGCGTTAAAGACTACGCTGCCCAAAGTACAAAAACAGCTTCGCAAGAACGAACTGGACAAAGCAGTATCGCAATACTTTACGCACGATGACAAGTGTATACAACCTGCTGCGGTAACAAAAGAATTGCAACTTATCTACGAGGTGTGTGAAGATTATGACATTCTCAGTCCTCCTATGCTTCCTAAGTTCGGTTGTCCCAACGGACTATCCGAAGAAGACTACCTCAAAGTACTTGCTAGAGAAGGTTGGAAGCGTCACCTTATTGACACTGGTAAAGTAAAGAAGCCAGAAGATAAGCAGAAATATCTAGACAGATTTAATTCAGAACTACAAGTCATTAAAGACGCAAATCTCTTTGGTTATTTTCTTATTGTTCAGGATATCATCAGGCATGTAGAGCATGACATGGGATGCTTGGCTGGTCCGGGGCGAGGCTCTGCGGCTGGATGCTTGATATCATATTTAATTGGTATTACAAAGATTGACCCAGTAGAATATGACCTTCTGTTTGAAAGATTTTATAACGCTGGACGAAACATTGACGGTCACGTATCTCTACCAGATATTGACATGGATGTGCCGGGAAAGAGGCGTGATGATGTTATAGATTACCTGAAGGGTAAATACGGCAAGGATCATGTAAGTCAAATGATTACGTTTGGCAGACTGCAAGGGCGAAGTGCAATCAAAGAAGTTCTTCGCATAAATGATGCTTGTTCTTTTAGCGAGATGAACGCTATAACAAAGAGCATACCAAACGAAGCAGATATTTCTGATCAACTTGCAGATATGGATGACGAAGATAGATCTATTATTCGTTGGTCATTATTGAATCGCGCCGATGAGTTGAGGGATTTTTGTCACATTCTGGAAAATGGAAAACTAGAAGGTGATTATGCCCAATATTTTCAGCAGGCCATAGACATTGAGGGGACTTTTAAGACTCAAGGCAAACATGCCGCTGGCGTTGTCATATCAAAAGATCCTCTACAACAAGTGTGTCCAATGGTTAAACAGAAAGGATCGTCAGAAAAGATCGCAGGGTTGGAAATGTCTGACTTAGAAGCTCTAGGTCATGTAAAGTTTGATGTTCTAGGAATTAATCTCCTAGATAAACTAATGAAAATACAGGAGATAAAGAATGGCTAATAGGGATTATATTGTATTTGACTTTGAAACAGGATCTAGAAACCCAAACAAAACTCAGCCAACACAGATCGCCGCACTGGCTCTAGACGGTAGAAATTTGTCACTGAAAGGTACATTTAACAGCGAAATTAAGCCTATCTTAGATGACGATGAAGCTATCGCCGCTGGCGTTGATCCAATCGAAGACGGGGCTTTGAAGGTCACTGGAAAAACTAGAGAAGCGCTAGCAAAAGCGCCAACCCTTAAGTCTGTGTGGAAAAAGTTCTGCTCATTTGTAGATCAGTACAACTGGAAGAAAGATCCGTTCTTCAATCCAATACCAGTAGGTTATAATATTGTTGGTTTTGATTTGCCGATTATTAATAGATTATGCAAGGAGTTTGGGCCTTGGGACTCTACCAGAGAACAGCAGAAGATATTTAGCAAAGTATATAAAGTAGATCTTATGGATAATGTTTTCTTGTGGACTGAGGGTGATCCTAGCGTTAAATCAATTAGCATGGATTCTTTACGTGAACGCATGGGGCTATCTTCAGAAAATGCTCACGATGCATTGCAAGACGTTAAGGATACTGCTAACATATTCATAAAGCTGTTGAAAACACACAGGGCTGTTTACCAAAACATTGAATTTGAAAAGGCGTTTGCTAACGGTAATTTATATGTCAAATAACATTGAGATCAAAGTCTTCAAATCCCTTATGTCTAGAATTAAAGTTAGCTCTAGAGAAACCAAAATAAGAAGCACGACTTCTTATAGTAGAGGTAGAAAAAAAGCACTAGAGGTTAGCATAAATTGGACAGATTTGAGAGATCAATATTACAAACAGGATGGAAAGTGTTACTGGTTAAACATAGACTTAGATCTCTCTGATAACTTAATTAGCTGGCATCCTCTAGCGATTAGTTGTGACAGAATTGATAATGCGATTGGCTACACTAAAGATAATATTGTGATTTCCTCTAGGTTTGCAAATTTAGGGCGAGGGGCTGCTAGTAAAGATCTTTTTATACAATCTCTTGGGAAAATAGTATCAAGTATCAAACATGGAATATAACGACAAGAAAACTTGGCAACTATTTGCAGAAGGTAAAACCAAGGGCGTATTTCAGCTAGAAAGCAATCTTGGTAAATCGTGGTCAAAGAAACTTGCTCCAAGTAACATTGAAGAACTTTCTGCACTGATCGCTATCATTAGGCCGGGATGCCTCAAGGCTTATGTTGATGGTAAGTCTATGACGCAGCACTTCATTGACCGCAAGCATGGTCGTGAAGAAGTAACATACTTGCATGAAGCGTTAGAGGAAATCCTAGCACCAACATATGGCGTTCTGGTGTACCAAGAGCAGTCCATGCGTATAGCCCAGAAGATTGCTGGCTTTGATCTACAGGAGGCTGATGAGCTTCGTAAGGCCATTGGTAAAAAGAAGGCTGACCTGATGGCAAAGGTTAAGAAAAAGTTTATAGCTGGAGCCAAGAAGACCAAAATTGTAACACAAGAAGAAGCAGAGCAAATCTTTGGATGGATTCAGGCATCATCACGCTACGCCTTTAACAAGTCTCACAGTATATCATACGCCGTGTGTTCATATTGGAGTGCGTACCAGAAGGCACACAATCCAGAAGAATTCTTTCTATCTTACTTATATTACGCCAACGAAAAACAAGACCCGCATCAGGAAATATATGAATTAATTTCAGAGGCAAAGCTGTTCAGCATTCAAGCCAGAACACCAAGCGTGGCTAATTACCAAGAC